ACACACGATAGATTTATGACCTTGAAGAGCCATCATTTCTTCCTCAACACTCACAAATGTATCCGCTTCTTTATAGACAAGTTTCTTCACGTAAACTTGTTTAGTCTGACCAGTCCGATGACTTCTCCCAACAGCTTGAAGTTCTGTCGCGGGATTCCACGAAGGACCAGTTATATATACACGAGTAGCTTCTTGAAGATTGAGTCCCTGACCCCCAGACTTGATCTGAATAATAAACACAGAACCGGGTGGGGCCTTTTTAAATAGAGTCACCTGTTTGTCCCTATCCTCTTTCGCCACCGAACCGTCAATTCTGAAGGTGGGACAATCCAAATTGCGTTGGATATAGTCCATCTCTCCCATGAATTGACAGAATACAAGTGTCTTCTCATCTGTGTGTGAGTTAATCATACGAAAGAGAGTCTCCATCTTATTAGATCTCCCAATCCATTCCTCCGGTTGAGTTCCATTCTTTTTCGCGATACCATCCAGGTACATCTGAGGCCAAATCATACATTGTCTGGCACGGAGGAGGCATTCCAAGATGACCATATTTTTAGAGTTGAGACTGATTGCATTTCTGAAAGCCTCTTGAATGGTGGCCTGTGCATCTTGAAACACAAACTCGTAAAGTTGTTTCTCATCCGGAAACATGTCAAGTTCAACATTCTCAAAATGACAATCTGGAAGTCTCAAACGCTCATTGATTTTTGCCAGGTCATCTTTAGTTCTCCGAAGGATGTAAATATCCTTGATCTTATTGGTCATTCCTTGGACAAGAGCTTTGTCAATACCGAGGAAAGCACACAGAGATACAAAGTCTTCCATTGAATTGAAGACGGGTGTACCCGTCACAATCCATTTTATTTCGGCGTTGATACGGTACACACTCTTGAATAACTTTGACTTTTTGTTTCTAATCTCATGGGCTTCATCAAGAATAACCCTATCCCAAGTCTTCTTATGGATAGGTGTCTTTTCATGGGTTGATAAGAGAGAATACGGCATGATTACAACATCAGCGTCTTTTAGAGTCCTTTCTGGACCATCAAACACGTGAATGGATATTTTAGGAGCAAACTTTCCAATTTCATTCACCCATTGTGTGATAATAGATTTAGGTACGATGATTAGTGTACTTTTTTGTGGGTTTCCCAACATGGTAGAAACCATTTGTACAGTCTTACCTAGACCCATTTCGTCACACAGAAATCCACCCTTTGGGCCAGACTTCTGATTTTCCATGGTGAGCATCCAAAGAACACCCTCGCGCTGGTAGGGTGCAAAGAGACGCCCATTGAGGTTGTCTTTGGCGAGGTTGTATTGTTCCTCAATCTTCATGATATTCGTCTTCGTCGGAAAGTATTGTAACTTCACACTTAGGAGGTTCAACTTCCTTTTTTTTACGAGTGCGCTTTGGCTTAGGTTGTGGAAGTTCATCTAGATGCTCTCTAAAATAGAGAACCCTGTCCCAAAATTCTTTCATCACTGGGAAGTATGTTTTGAACCATTCACGATCTCGTTTCACGTTGGTAACGTCAAATTCTTCAGGTCTTGGCCAATTTGTCTCAGCTGGCTTATATTGAATGAAGTCAGCTTCCTCTAGGTCAAGAATCTCCATACATAATTGGAGCTGGGGCATGTAGTGCTCGGGTACTTCACCAGGAATAATTGGGCGAGACTGAGGACATTTGATCTCTACAAGTTTACCAGATTCAGAAACACCGTCAGGACTTCCACCGAGCCAACTATGTTCCGGATGAGGACAAAGACCAATTTCATGAACAACCTCATTGTGTCTCTCCTCATAGAGAATACGAGCTTCATCCTCATACTTCTCACCATGACGAGTGGCAGCATTACCAGTGAACTTTTCACCTAGACCACATTTCTTGAGTAGAAGGTCGTCGGGTTTTTCATATTTATTCTTTCCAATAGCTGTAGCTGCATCTGAAGCAGTAAGCATGTTTCCACGAAGTTTCAACCATGCTTCACTCTTTTGTGCATCATACTCACGTGCAATTAGAGCCTTAACATTTGGATGCATGTTAAATTATTATGGTTGGTAATTTTTAAGCTGATGTTGAAAATGTTGGAAAAAGATCATGGCTGCATTCTGTTCGGCCTGCTTCTTACTTTTAGCATATCCTCTACCTGCATATTGATTATTAACATAGGCATCAATGAAGAATACACCGTCTTCATGAGACACTACACGGTATTCGGGTAAGGGTAGATTATTAACTTGACACCACCTCATAAGATGATCTTTATAGTTATCATCAACCATGATAGAATTTAGATCTACGAATTGTGGATTATTGTAAATCCTGAGAACAAACTCTTTTGCATGAAGGAGACCAAGATCCATATAAATGGCACCAATGAGAGCTTCAAAAACATCTTCTAAAATTTTTGGGTTGTTATTCCATTTATTACGCATACCCTTCTCATCCATGAGAACTAAATCATTTAGACCTAACTTTAGAGCTATAGCGGCTAAAGTTTCTGAACGAACAAGTTTTGTACGAGCCTTTGTCAGGAAACCTTCTTGTTTACTTTCATGACGATCAAATAGGAATTTAGTAATGATAAAACCTAATACAGAATCACCCATAAACTCCAAAGTTTCAAATGATTCATTGAATTGCTCATATTCTTTGAGTGCAGATTTATGGGTGAAAGCCTTTTGGTACAAAGTCAGATCTTTGATCTTTGTACCAATAAGTGTTTCTACTTGTTCTTTAGAAACAAACATACTGGGTGTTTAATATGAATGTTTGTTATTTTTTAAGCCTTCTTCACGTAATGAGGAGAGAGGTACTTCTGAAGGTTAAGGTATGTGACGATGACGTCGGCAGGAGGCTGAAGGAGATCCTTGAGCTTGTCGTCAAGGATGAGCTGGCGACCGTTATCAGGGTGCTTGAGGCCGTTGTCAATGATGTACTTGTTGACAACCTTGGTGACCTCAGAACGAGAGATGAGCTCACCCTCAGGAAGTCCTAGGAACTCGCGCAACTTAGGTGTGATTTCCTGCTTTCTGTTGAAGCCGTTGTTGGCGGCACGAGCCTTAGCCTTCTCTCCGTTAGGATCTTCCTGTGTGTTCTTCACCTTACGGACAAGCTTAGTGAGAGCCTTGACATCGGCGCGGAGAGCAGCAATCTCGGTCTGAATAGTTTCAAGAGACATTATATCTATTGTACTAGCTTAATCTTTAAGTATTATACGTAAGAAATACAAGTGAAACTATAATCAGTAAAATCACTATGTAAAGCATTATGTCATTTTCCGTTTTTCTTTGAGAAGATGGACGTTCTATGATCCTGAAAGGTTCTCTGGGTTCTACTTTAGATACTTGCCCAGGACACCCACCAGCGCAACAGGTACTTTCTGGACATGGTACCACATGTGGTCCACGTCTTACACCACAGAACTGAGACTTTTTTGGGTCGGCTACGTCACTGTATGCAAAACACCTACACTCGTCTATTATACTACAGACCATATTTATTATGTGAGAATATAATAATGGACACTGAAATTTATTCAGAAGCCACGATCCAGAAATTTCTAGATGAGAATTTATTGTTCAAAGATGCAAAGTTGAAAAAATATTACGATAGAAATGAACAAAGGGATCTTGGAAAATTTAGATATCGTTTGCAGACTACATACGGTAAAAGGAATTTTGAAAAAGTTGTATATCTATTAATCACCAATTCATTGAGGGATATTATATTACAAACCATTGGTGAAATATCTGAACACATGAAAAATATGGGTGATCTGATAGTGAGTGGTGGCGAGGCTTTCAATTTGTATATGAATTATAACGAGCGAATTATCACCACAGATATTGATGCGAAATTTGTCCCTCGGATGTCCGTGAATCCAAAGTTTTTTGGCAAACTTCAAGCAACTAAACTCATACTTTGGGATAAGATGGGTGAAATAGCTAAGCGTTTAAATACACGAGTCAGAAAGCGTATGGAGCTTATAAAAACTAAAAATCCCAAACTCTTCAAATTTTTAGGTCTTAGTATACCATCTTCTAAACCATGCGTAACACGCAGATATACCCTAATCAAAAAGAAAAAGTCTGGTACAGGAAATGAACCAAAAAAAGGTGATGTTTTCATTGATGTAGAATTATTTGCCCTTGATTTGAAAACACGGTTCTTCTCTCCAACTAATGGTAAAATTGAGGACGTGACTCTCGGTGGCATTCTTGACATTCCATTCATGAGACCCAAGGAGTTTGGATATGAAGTTGTTCTCACCAGACGCAAAGGTATAACATACAAAAACCAGAATACAGGTAAACTAATAAGAAATAACACTGTATACGTAGCCAGTCGTGAGTTTTTAATTGAGGATATTTATTTGATGAGTAAACTCAAACTTCGTCCAGAGAAAAAGGAAAAGGATCGTCAAAGACTTGTGAAACTTGCCCAACTCTTGGATAAGAAGGTGAAAAGCAACGATTCTATTGATGAAATTTTCAAACGTGTGAAACCTCTCATTATCAAGAAGGGTGCTCCGGCGGCAAAGAAAAACGCAAAAGTATCCGTGTCTCGGGCTGCTCGTGTAGATCCATTCAAGTATAAAAATTTTACGACTAAACCCTCAGAAGAGAAACTGTCTAAACAAATTGTGCATGGATTAAAGCCGGTTACTAAGAATGTTAATATAAACGGTTACAAGAATTCTTCGGGTAACAAACGTCTAGATCTAAAAAATCTGAAGTGGAAAAATGTCAATAATAACTCTTACGTGAAAAATGAATTTAACTTGAGACCTGAAAATGCAAAAAAACTTCCAAAAAACATAAACTTTACAAATACTCTTTACGGATATAACCCCAGGCGAAATGCATGGGTTCCTAAAAATATTATAAATAAGTCAGCTGCTATACCATTTGTTGGTTTAAAGAATTGAAACACAAAACATATATAAATGCTTTACAACAGCCCAGTTAAAGGTGATGACGGTCTCTACTTCGTAAAGGCGCTCAATGATTCTAAGCGTAAGTGCCTTGTTCAGTTGAACAAAGTAAAGATCGCGGATGTATCAGGAGACATCGTTATGGAGCTTGGTTCTGAAATGAACACTGACAAGATTAAGGTTATTGACACTGAGAATCTCGGTGCCGCCGTTGAAAATGCCGAATCGTGGTTCGGTAAGAAGCTATCCGAGAAGGTTGTGGAAGGTGCTTACACTTCCAGTGTGGTAGATGGTCAAATTACAGGAGAGCGCATCGAGGTCATGAAAGTTTTCAATGCCGAACAGGAAGAGGTGGATGTTGAAAATATTCAACCAGGTAAGACATGTGATGTCATCCTTGAGTTTGCGGGTATCTGGTTTGCCAAGAAGTCTTTCGGGTCTTCTTGGAATGTTGTCCAGGTCAGGGTTCACCCAGATCCAATTCTTGATACATACCCAGAAGGATACGCTTTCGTTGATGACGAGCAATAAAAAAATTGTTAACCTAATATAAAACATGATGAAGAAGGGTCGTACCCAAAATCTACTTATGGTAGTTGCCGTTGCTGTGTTAATCTATCTACTCTTCGCTATGAACAACAAGTCTGAGTATTCTATCGCGGAGCGTGAGTACGCCGCCATCTCCGCGGGTCCCTCCATGGGTCCCACTGCCGCCGCTGCGGCTCCAGCCAACGGATGTGGTATGGAGAAGGGTGTCGGTCTTGCGTCTTCTCTCCTTCCTCGTGAGGTTGCCTCTGAGGAGGACTTTGGTGAGTTTGCCCCAGAGGACATTCTCGCTGGTCAGAACTTCCTTGAGCCTCGTCAGCAGATCGGCTTCCCCGAGACTGTCGGTGGTGCCCTCCGCAACGCCAACCAGCAGATCCGCTCCGAGCCCCCTAACGCTAAGGAGCCTTTCGTTTGGAACAACTCCACTATTGTCCCCGATGGTATGATGCGCTCTCTCTGCTAAATAGCGCTTAAAGATTAGAAGTATAGTTTTATATATTAAATATGTCAGTACCCAATGAACTTTCCGAGAGTGTCTCCAAGTTGGTGGAACTCTCCAAACAACTTTCTGAAGCAAAATCTGATATCAAGATCCTAAACCAAGAAGAGAAGCGTCTCAAGGAATCTGTGAAGAAGCACATGATTGATCAGGGTATTGATACCATTAACCTCAGGAAAGGAAAGATTAGCCTACGTAAGTCGGTACGTAAATCCGGAATTAACAAGGATGCCATCAAGGAGGGACTTCTTAAGTTTTTCGGTGGGGATGAGACCAGGGTTGAGGGTGCTCTCAACGCGATCCAGGACGGTCTTAAAGTAAAGGAGTCCACCTCTCTCTCGTTAACCGGTATAAAAGATAAGCCCCCAAAAGAAGATAAGTAATAACAATGGTTTGGAGCCAATATGTATATGAAGCCACTACCGGTCTTGACTCTGTTCACGGTAGTGACGATGAAGATTTTAACGATGATGTTCCTCTGAATATCGAAGACTGGGAAGTCCAATATTCAGAAGAATTGTGGTATATGTGGGGTAGACTCAGACAGTTAATGTATGATTGCTCTATTGACCACGATGATTATTTTGATGAATTTGTTAAATTTTGTTACATGGAACATGATCCCTATATGCAACGTGTAACTTGGGAAAGTGTGGATAAGACCGAATGGTTTGAAGAACGTCTACATTATATGTGGAAAGGTCTAAGACGCATTATCAATGATAATGGACTCAACGAAGAAATGATGAGAGGTGCTACTTTTTATCATTTCGTTGACTTTGCTAAAAATTATATCAACGTATATTAAATGCTCCCCGATATTACGTCCCAAAAAGTCGCTGTCCCTGCCGCCCTTTTTCTCGCGCTCAGCCCCGGTGTTCTCGTGACCACCGCGGGCAAGAACGTCAAGTTCATGAACGGCAAGACCGATCAGATGGCTATGATGTTTCACGCTCTCGTGTTCTTCCTCGTGTACAGCCTCGTCGCGCGCGCGATGGGTCTCGTGCTCACCAAGACCGATCTTCTCGTGACCACATCGCTCTTCCTCGCTCTCAGCCCAGGTCTTCTTCTTACCCTCCCTCCTGGCTCGGGCGGTGTCTTCCGATCCGGACAAACCAGCATTCCTGCTGCTGTGACTCACGCGGTTGTTTTCGCTGTGGTGTTCGCGTTACTTCGCAAGCAATTTCCTCAATTCTATTAAGTAAGAGGATGAAATACCTTGTATTAGGTCCTGCATCGATGGGTATATACTCAATGATTGGGACTCTAAAAGCAATGGAATCCAAACTTGTGGATGTTAAGGAAATTTCCGGATCATCAGCTGGTTCAATTTTAGCTTTATTCTTAGCTCTGGGAATGTCAATTGATGAAATATTAAATGTATCTCTATCTCTTAACGTCCCCGAATTTGTTAAGATACGTATAGGTTCCTTTTTTAACAAATTTGGTTTTGTTGATTTAGGGCCTATACGTGAAAAAATGGTTGAAATTTGTGGATGCGATCCAACATTTGAAGAGTTGGATATGAAGATATACGTTTCAGCATATTGTTTGAATACATCAACTACAGAATACTTTTCCCGTGATACTCATCCCAAAATGAAAGTTATTGACGCGGTGTGTATGAGTATGGCTATACCCCTCATTTTTGCCTGTGGTACATATGAGAATAAGACATACGTTGACGGTGGTACTCAAGAAATGTATCCCATTACACCTTTTTTAGATAAGAAACCTCATGAAATTACGTGTATTAAATTGAAAATGAATAAAGTGTATCAAGAAGAAATAAACACACCGAGACAATTTGTAGAATCACTCGTTCGTTCAACAATTATAAATAGACGAGATCACAATAAAGACGTACACATCGTTGAGATTGATGTAGGTGATACTAATGTATTTGACTTTAGTATGTCTTATGAAGAAAAACTTAGACTATACAATTTAGGTTATAAAACAAAAAAATAATCGTTACACTTTTTTGTTAACTTAATATATACGATGGACGCGTGTGATCCAAACGCGGATATAGAAAACCTCAGACAGTTGATTAAAATCAACACAGGGGTAGATGTTAAGTTAACAAAAAAAGAGATCTGCCAGGCTTATGATGATATTCAGGGAGGTAAGTTACCCCTTCCTCCTTTAGTTATGAATGCATCTCGTACATATTTGGTTGATAAAAAGTCCCCTTTGAAGCCAAATGACTACGAACTTCTTTTTGATTCTTCCACAAAGCGTGCAGACCTTAAAAGGATTGCACGTAAGGTTGAACTCAAGAATGTTGAACAAATGACTAAGAGTCAGATTGTTGATGCAATTGGAAAACGCTTGCGTTACATGAAAGTGCACGAACCTGTTAAGTTTGCTAGGAGGTCTCGTGTAACAGTTGACAAACCCACAGCAGTGAATGAAAATAACACAGCAGTGAACAATGTTAACAACACCATACAGACTAATCTGAACACCAACCGTGTGAACAACTTGAACACCAACCGTGTGAACACCAACCGTGTGAACAACTTGAACACCAACCGCGTGAACAACTTGAACACCAATCGCGTGAACACCAACCGTGTGAACACCAACCGCGTGAACAACTTGAACACCAACCGTGTGAACACCAATCGCGTGAACATCAATAGCCCACGTGCTTCTTTTGGTGCTCGTCCTAATGGACAAAGGGGTGTGAACTTTTCTAGAGCTAATGTCTTTAGGAAAGGTGAGAAACCCGCCTTTTTAGGTGGAGCTAGACGTGCTGTTCGTGAACCGGTGCGAAACAATAGGCCCACAAACATGAACCAACGCCCAGTGACAATGAATAATACCCCAAAGAAACGTGGGTTTTTTGGGGGTATTTTTGGAGCCAAAAAGAATCAAAACTTTATTCCAGCCAAAAAGTTCAACGGTGAAAAGAAGGGCTATGTTTTTAAACAAGGAAACCAGGGATTAGGATATTATAAAAACACCGGGAATGTGCGTGTGCAAGGTCCCAGTTTACCATCTATTAAACCTCAACCAATCCCATCTACATTAGCAAACACTGATTTAAACGCAAAAGAAGCCACCGCCATAATAAAAAAACTTGGTCTCCGACGTGAAAAGAAGTTTTTAGAAAGATTGGCACTTGAAACAGTACCAAGAAAGCTGGTAGTATCTGAAGCTCAAAGAGCTTTGGAAGAGGAAAAGCAGTTCATGGCATTTATAGATGAATTAAATTTACTCAACATTGAAAGTGAATACATCAAACAACGCATGGCTGTTGACGATCTTTCTCAGTTACGAACTGAAGCACAAATAAAGGCCGATGAAAGAGCGAATGTCATAAGAAGTGATGAAGAGAAAATGGCTTTATTCCTTGAGAGTACAAATCTCAATCAAAAAGATAAAAATGCGTTTTTAAATAGAGCTAGAAAGGGAAATGTAGACGTTTTTTATTTGATAGAAGAAGTCAAAAGGTTGATTTCTAGGGAAGTTAACCGAGTTCTTAAAGACAAAAGAGCAAAATTTAGAAACATTCTTGAGGACTACAACAAATTGAGTAACCGAGACAAGGAAGATCTTGTGAAGAGTATTGATGAGAAGACAAACACTAATACAATGAAAAAGTTGGCTGAAAATCTAATCAAGAAAAGGATTGATGAAAAGAAGAACCTTGTGGCTCAAAATCTTCTCTCTTTCCTCACACCCCTAAAAATTAACCAAGCTAATAAAAATCAGTTTGTAAAGCGTTTCAAGAACGATGATGTTAATGTGAATACCTTAAAAAGAGAGGCTCTCAACTTAGAAAAGACGCAAATATCTGGAAAGACTGAAAACCTCCGTGTTAAACTCAATACACGTTTAGTTGAGATAGGTCTTAATCAATTGAACCAAAATGCAATCATGACAAAGTTCCGTAACGGTAACCGAAATGTTGAAAAACTGCTTGAAGAAGCTAAGCTGTTAAAGGCTCAAAGAAACTTGGAATCCGGAAACAAAGCTAAACAAGAGTACATTTCTTATCTCAACACTCTGGCTAATCTCACCAACGATGACAAGAAGGAACTAATAAGAACCGGTAACCTCAACCGAAACAAGGCTCTCAATCTGTCTAAGAGGCGTGCTACAGAGAAAAAGGACAAAGAAAAGAAAGAGTTTATCGGATTCCTTGCTGATTTAGGACTTACTAATGAGAATAGAACTACTATGATTAATAAGTATAACGCTAATAAGTTAAATGTAGATCTTCTTAAACAAGAAGCTATTCAGTTACGAAATGGTAAGATTTCGGAGAAGAAAGCTAAACTTTTGGCTCACATGAATGGTCTTGGTGAAGTTCTTACTTCGGAAAACCGTAGAAAGTTATTAAATCGCGTTGAAAATACAAACCTCAATACTCTAAAAGCTAATGCCAATGGAATTGCTAAAAAGCGTATAGGTGAGAAGAAAGAAAAAGAAAGAAGAGAGTTGGAAGCTTACATCAATAACTTGGGTCTTGGAGTGAACAACAAGAGAAATATTCTTAATCAAAACCTTACACTCAATAATGGTAAACGATTGGCAAATACTAAGCTAAAAGAAAAACAAGGTCGTAACCAAAAGATTAAAAACAGAAAGAACTTGGAGGCTTATATCAACAGTTTGGGTCTTACTACAAATGATAAGGTCAACATATTGAACAAGGATCCCAACCTGACAGAAGGTAAGAGACTTGCTAATAACCGGATTCAAATGAAAATTAGGGAAAAAAGGAATAAGAATAAAACAGCTTTATCCATTTACCTTAATAAGTTGGGTCTGAAAAACGATGATAAAAATCAATTCCTTACAAATCTGAATAACCCAAATGTAAACATCAATGCTATCAAACAAAGAGCTAACGCGTTTGTACAAAATAAGAAAACGAAGAAAAAACAAGCAAACCAAAAAGAACTTGAAGAATATCTCACACAGTTCAATCTTACTAACACAGAAAAAAATGAATTCGTGACCATGCTTACAGAAACTAATATTACCACACTTAAACAGAAAGTTGATACTTATTTAGCAAAAAAAATTAAGAATAAAAGAGCTAGTTTACGTCAAGAACTTATCGCTTATTTACAAGGTCTTAACATAACTGAGAAAGACAAACGTAATATCATAGTAGAATTCAACAACACGAATACGAATGTGCGAATTCTCAAAAATAGAGCGAATGGTATCGCCGGTGCTAGACAACAACAGCGATACATACAAGAAGAAGGTGAGTTCATAAACTATCTCAATAGTCTCTCAAATCTTACCGCTAACAACAAATCTAATATTACATCAAAATTGAATAGTTATTTCACTGATTGGGAGTCTCTTAAAAAGAGTGCCACCAATTTGGCTTTACAACGTGCTTCGGAAAAACGTAACAAACAAAGAACTGAACTTGAAAACTATGCAAACGAATTAGGTTTGAACAATACTAGAAAACGTTCTCTGTTGAAAAAATTAAACAATAAAGTGTCTAATCTTATCACTTTGAAGCGCGAGGCTAAAAAAATTAAAAACGAAATGAACGAGGAAGCTAGAAATGAAAAGCGTAAAAACCTTCTCAGACAGTTAACTCAATTCAACATTACCAATGAAAACAGACAAGAACTCATGAAACAGTTTGGTACCACTAATAATTCTATTATACTGAACCAAGCTAAGAACTTAGAAGCTAATAAGAGACAAACTAAACGCGATGAATTATCTTTATTCATGAGTGAGTTGGGTCTTGAGGAGAGTGACAGAAATCTTATACTAAAGAACTTTGATGTTAATCCAAAGAATATAACTCTTAGAAATAAGGCTACACGACTTAAGGAGACACGGAATAAAGAGGATCGTGAGAAGATCCGTCGTGAACTCAAAGAGTATCTAAACACTCTAAACATGTTAAACAAATCTAACAAAAGAAAGTTACTGTCTAACAACACTAGATCATATAACAATGTTAAGAATGAAGCCAATCAACTACAGGCTCAAAAGAAGAGTTTATCTGAACGTAAGAAACAACGTGAAGAGTTGGTGAGATATTTGAATAGTCTTACTATGCTAAATAAAAACAATAAACAAAGATTATTGGCTAATAATTCTAGAAATATAACAAATATCAAAAATGAAGCTAACCAAATTCAAGAACTTAAAAAGATCGCCAAAAGGAATGCGGAATTAAATACCCTTAAGAAATCTATGAATGGTCTCAACCAAAATAGTCAATTATACATGATTGATAAGTTTGAAACTCAAAATGTCACTTTGAAATCTGCGTTGAAGGAAGTTGAAGAAATCAAAAAGAAGATAGCTATTGAGAAGAGAGTCTCCAATCGCCAAGAACTTATTGATTATATGAATGGACTAAACCTTGGTGATAATGATAAGAAGAAAATTATCAAAAATTATGACAGTAAAAAAGCCAATTTTGGAACTCTAAAGAATCTCGCAACTCGGATCAATGCAACAACTAAAAATAAGGAGCGTCAACGCCAAGAACTTTCCAATTATATTAATGATTTGGGTATCAATGGTACTCAACTTCTCAAGAAGTTCAACGATGGTAGATCAACTCTGAATCGTCTAAAATCTGATGCCAATAAGATGAGGACAGTTGCAAACGCGAGACTTGTAAACTCTAAGAGGAATCAATTACGTACTCACATGAAGAATACACGACTGAATGATAAAACTAAAAATTCATTCATTAACCGTGTGAATCTGAATACCAACATGAACTCCTTAAAGGGTGAGGTTAACAATCTTAATACTCAATTGAAGACCCGGGATGAAACGTTGTCGGCCAAGAAGTCTGAGATGAGTGTATTTTTAAATACTCTAAATGAACTAAGACCAGAGAATCGTAATGCTTTCATCGCAAAGGTTGTGAATGCTAATACAAATATTGAGGCTATAAAGCGTGAGGCAACTAACATGAACCAAAATTTCAAAAATAGAAAAGCTGAGAGAAAACGCAAAGAAGAGGAAGAAAAGAAAAAAGCTGAAGAAAGAGCTAGACTCGCTGATGAAGATAGACTTGACAGGCATCTCAGAGGTCTTAAACACCTTACTAAAGATGAAATGAGAAACTATATGTATAGTTTTACATATGACGGTGCTAATATTACCAATCTCATAGCTACATCTACTGCTAAAAATAAAGACAATGAGAAGGATAAGGAGGATCTAAGATTCTACATTAGAAATGCTAAGATTCCACAATCTAAGAAAGATCAGTATCTCCGACAGCTTTTACAACCTCACGTTAACACTAGACCTATAAAACAACTGGTCAATGCTAATCAGGAAAGAGAAAGGCTGGCGACTGAAGCGTTGAAAGTAGAAGTAAGTAAAAAAATCAAAAAATTAAAAACTATTACCACCGAAGAGAGAGCTAGATTTACAAATAATCTTAAGACTAAGACTCCTAAAGAAGTTTTATCTGCAGCCGAAAAACTGGACAAAGAAAGGAGAGAGGGTAAGATAAATCGTAATAAGACCACTAAAAATGTTGCAAACCAACTAGGTAAATTGACCAACATCACGAGAAACAACCGCGTTGCGTTGATGAAACGTCTTCCAACAAATGGCGCCGAGAAGGTGTTGGCTAACGCAACGGCTCTCAACAAAGAGAGAAAGAATCTCAAAAAAGAAGAGGAAGCTAAGAAGAAAGCCGACGAGAATGCTAAGCGGAAGAAGGAAGAGAATAAAAAGTCCGGAGAGAAGGAGATGAAAAATGTTTCTTCTCAACTCCAAGGTTTGACATCGTTAACACGTGATAACCGAACGAATCTCATGAAACGACTTCCAACCAACGGTGCCAAAAAGGTGTTAGCTAACGCTAAGAAAATTGACCAGGAAAAGAAAAACACAGAAAAGAAAACACGTGAAGGTGTTGAGTTCAAACTTAAAAAGATTGGAGTGAAGGGTTCTAACCTTCAAGCTCTTATGAAGAGATGGAACAATAACAAAAACCAAACTATCTTTGACGATGCTCGTAAGAAGGTTGAAGAAAACAAAGAAAGGGTTATGGCCAAACAACCTTTACTGAACAAAGTCTTGCGTGAAATCCCTGGTACTTTCGGTGTGTTTAGAAGAGAGTGGGAAGCTGCGATCAAAAAAGCCGATAAACCAGAGGAACTTCAACGTCTTGATCGTCTCCTTGATCAAAAGATCAAACTCAGAAGTGAGATTGAGAAGGCTCCTATTGCCGATGATAAACGCCGAGGTCAGCTCAGATTCGTGATGAAGTTTTCTAACGACATTGAGAAAAGGAAACAAGAGTTGACAAAAGATATCAAGGCTAAAAAGAGTCAAGGTGATCGTGCAACAGCTGAAACGGCAAAGAAGCTTCAATCTATGAACAAGTTAGGACGTACCAACCGACAGGTTTTCATGAAGAGAATTGCCGATGGTGAAGATGCGCGCATGGTCTTAAAAAACGCCGATAAGCTGCAAAGAAATCGCGTTGCTAAGCAAAAACTTCAATCCGAACGCGAGAAGAAAGCACAGAATCTAAAAAAACTAAAAGAGGAAGGAAAAGAGAAACGTTCTAACGTATACAAAGCTAGAGGTGCTATAGCTAAAGAACTTCAAAAAGTAAAGGAACTTGATAGAAGTAATAGAGTTGAGTTTATGCGTAGAGTAGAAAAGGGTGAATCTCAAAACACCATCCTTAGAAACATGTCAAAGAGAATAAAACAAAGAAAAGCTGAAAAGGAGATGAAAGCGACCAAACCAACCACTAGTCCTTTATTTATACCAAATAACAGTAAGTTTCCGGCTACTGACAATCCGTTAGCGATGGTTCCTCTCGGAAATGGTGGAGATCCAGATATTAACGGAGTTAGACCAAGGTTAAAAAATGTGGGTAGAAGGGTACTCCAAAATGTTAAAGTCAAAAAAATGACAAACACTATAAAAAAAGCATCTGAAACCGAGAAGAGAAAACAAAATATTTCTAAACTCAAAGGTCCAGAACGTGTAGCGGCTGCTCGTAACTTGGCCTCTAAACAGGGGCGCGACCGTGGTCGTACTGCCGAGGATGTTAAACAAGTGTTTGGTAGAAGTCAAAGTGAAGATGAGAGGCGACGTTTAGCAATGCTTGAAAAGCAAAAAAAGGCTGAATTCCGAAAGGCAAATAGAAAGCTTGCGAGAGCTACAGGTCAGAGTGTAAAAGCAACTCAAAAAAAGCAACAACGGTATCGCCGTCGTAAGAAATAATATCCAATTATATTAAATGGTTATAATACCTTTGAGTAACTCGGGTATCTTAAGTGCCCATGGTTACAGTGGTGTACGCGATAAGTCTCCACTCGCGAGGCATCGCGCCCTTGCCAAAGTTATCAGAGCGGGTGAGCCACCCCTTGGTCTCTTCCGTCGTCTCAATGTCCTCATGATCCTTTTCAAAAGGACGGATCCCAAGCTCTCAAAGATCTTCAAAAACGATCGTGATTGGGTGAAGGAAAAATATATGTAAGGTTAAAGACTTAAAGCAATTTTCAATTAATGGAAAATTGTGATGTTTGTTGTGAAAAGTTCAACAAAATAAATCACAAAAAGGTTGATTGCCCCTTCTGTGATTTACGTAGTTGTCGTGCATGTTCACAGAGATATCTCTTATCTATATCCGATGATCCACATTGTATGGGGTGTAAAAATATATGGAACCGGGAATTTGTAGACACTTGGTGTACGAGATATTTTCGTAATACAGAACTTCGTCGTCATAGAGAGAATATTCTTTATGAACGTGAAAAGATAAGAATGCCCGAGACACAACCTGAAGTTGAAAGAATCAAAGCTATGCGTAGATTACACAAAATTATTCATGAACAAAGAATAAGACTTTTAGAACTTCATAGAAGATATGGAATATACGCGGGTCAAACCACATTTAGAGAAATACCAGAGCCAATCCGAGAACTTGGAGAAGAGATGCAAGATACATACAGAGAACTTGAGAGACTTCGTCATGGTGGTGAACTTGTGGTAGGTGAACAACCAAAGAAGTTTGTTCGTAAATGTCCGACAGAAGAATGTAAAGGCTTCATGAATGAAGATTGGTTTTGTGGTCTTTGCGACCGTCATTTCTGTGAACATTGTAACGAAGAAGTATGTGAAAATCATACATGTGATCTAGATGCTGTAAAGACTATGAAACTTTTAAAGAAAGATACCAAACCCTGTCCAAAGTGTGGAACAATGATTCAGAAATTATCCGGATGCCGTCAAATGTGGTGTCCGGATTGTCACACTGCATTTGACTGGGTTACGGGTCAGATAGAAACAGGTAGAATACATAACCCACATTATATGGAGTTCAAGAGAAGTCACATTTCATCTAGAGAGCATGGGGATATACCTTGTGGTGGTATTCCTACATTTAGAGAACTTCGTGAATTGAATGCACCCACTAACATAATGAAATTTGCTACCACATTGAACTTCCTTGATAGAGAACTCGTGTATAGATATGGGGATTTATATGACCAAGATAATAGATATCTTAGAGTAGCCTATATGTTAAATGAGATTGATGACGTTTTCTTCAAGCGGGAAATTCAGAGACGTGATAAACAGAGAGAACGTTATAGGGACATTAACAATATATTTAGAATGGTCATAGATACGGGTGGAGATCTTCTAAGACAATACGCTCTTGAACAGGACAAATATACCGAAATCATAAATATATGTAAAAGATTGATTGAATATGCAAATGACGTATTAAGTACTATACGAAAAAGGTACAATTGTATTGTTCCTCGTAATATTTATCTACACTAAATATAAGATGATACTTTTGGTATTCATTATACTACTTGTGTGGTATCTTGTTCCTACTTATCAAAAACCCCGAGTCATACCAAATTTTATTTCAGACGAGGAAATTGAACATATCAAGAAAGAAGCTAATAGTAAGTTATCTACATCAACTATAGATGAAAACAAAACAATCGATAAAACTGTGAGAAATAGTGATACTGCTTGGTTAGACTTAGAGGATCCGATCATAAATAAGATTGCAGAAAGATGTGTTAGTCTCACAGATAGACCTCTAAAAAATTGTGAAAAACTGCAAGTACTACGTTATAGACCAGGTGGGTTTTATAAACCACATCAAGACACTTTTATAGATGGTAATAAGAGAATGTATACATTTATTCTCGCCTTAAATGACGACTATGAAGAAGGTGAGACCGTATTTCCAAATATTAGTAAAAAATATAAATTAAACAAGGGAGACGCTCTTTTCTTTCATACACTAGATAATTATGAGCTATTGACTTCAAAGGCTTTACATGGTGGAAGACCTGTAAAGTCTGGCGAGAAATGGATATGTAATTTATGGATACATAAACATCCCTATAAAGGTTAAAGACTGTATATATTATATAAATATAATGGTAGATTTGTCTAACTTGGAATACGCCACACCATTGACGTCTTTCCTTGTCGCAGCTCTTATGGGCGTTACACATGTTCTACTTGGTCCGGATCATGTCACAGCATTGTTTCTACTTGTTTCGGGTGTAAAAAGAAAGCAACATATGGCTGAAAATCCAAATGCCTTTTCTGTATGGAAAAAGTCTGCTATGCAAGGTTTTAGATGGGGTTTTGGTCATACGATTGGTTTGAGTTTTATGACAGCCCTCTTTATGATATTTAGAAGTGAAATTCCAATGGACAAAGTTTCAATGGTCAGTGATTATGTCGTCGGATCAATGATGATATTTATTGGAATAATGTCTCTCACATCTCTGTATAGATGGGTGCAGAGAGAAAATAAGCGACTGATACACCTTACCAGATCATCTTCAGACAATGATTGGGATCACCCTAAAGATGGGCTACCTGTGGCAGTTGCTCCCAATTCACCAGCTCACAATGAAGCACACGATCATCACATGACACACGTGCACTCACCTTCTTCTATCGTAGAAACTGGTACACTATGGGAAAGATTCAAAAACTGGCGAGCAGGTGACACATTTACGGATAGCCCTAC